CAGACAGGCCATCGCGGCCACCCTTCAAGGCCTGCCGTTGTCCGCGACGGTGGAGGAGTTCACTCCGCCGAAGATCGAGTTCGACATGGAGCCCATGTCCGGCGGGCGTTTTATCGCCGAGGAAATGGCCAAGAGCGGCAAGGTGCTCGGCGCCACGCTGGTGCTGCAAGGTGCCGGCCCGGAGATCATGCTCGCGCTGGGCGTACGCCTGGGTGATGACATCCTGCTCAACGTGCGCGAAGCCGGCCAGGATCAGGATGGCAAGACCTACTTCACCTACCACACCGTTGGCGGCAAGCTCAAATCCCTGTCCGAAGCGAAGCTGAAGATGGGCGATAAGGCACTCACCACCCTGGAGCTGTCCTGCCGCACTTACAACCGCCTGGAAAACGGTATTCCGGTCATCGACATCGATGTACGCACCCAGAAGTTCGTGCTGAACGGCGTCGACATCCTCGGCGATGCGCGCCGCGCCGTGCTGATGCCGTAATGCCCCGGGGGCGGGCGTGCTCGCCCCCATACTTCACCAAGGAGCTGTCTCATGGCCTGGATGCCACCGCTGCATGTCCTGCTGTCCCCGATCACCGCCGATACCGGCGCGATAATCGAGCAGGTGCAACTCAAACCGCTGTACTACGCCGCGCAAAAAGACGCGCTGGCCCGGGCCGGTGATGACGAGGACGACCAGTTTTTCGAACTGGCGAAACTCGCCACCGGCCTGTCGGAAAAAGAACTCGACCAACTCAAGCGCCCGGATTACGTGAGCATTGCCCAGTACGTACACGAGATGTCGACGCGTCCTGCGTCGTTCTTTCTCGGCGAACAAGCGGACTCGACCCACGACCAACCCGTCCAACTGCTGTTGCCCCTCGACGCAGCCGGCCGAAACCTCATCGAACTGCCCCTGGAAATGCCCGCGCTGCGCGCTACCAAGGTGATGAAGAAACTCGCCACCAACAAAGAGCGCGCCGAGTTCATCACCGCGCACTGCGCCGGCCTGATGATTCCTGACCTGGCCGGCCTGACCGTGCCTGACTGGACCGAATTGCAGGAGCGTATCGACGATTTTTTAAATCAACCGGCGGACTTCTTTCGGAGCGCGACATCGAAGTGATCCTCGATGTGGTGCCGCTGATTTACTCAGTCAATGAGGCCGAGATCCTCGACTGGGACGCCGGAAAAGCATTGCGCCGCTACGACATCGCGATCACTCGCCTTGGCGTCAAACAGGAGTAAGCGGGATGCAGAACAAGTATTCGCTGGCGTATGCCGCGGCCAAGGATGGCCAGGCGGTCGTCGGCAAGGACGCCGCCATGGTCAACTCAGGCGCGTTGGCACCTGAGCGCCTTGGTGAGACGGCACCGATACACCCGATGAGCGTGGCGCTGACTAACGCAAGCTTGCAGCTCAGTGGTCTGTCATTGTCCCTGGGGTTACTGCGCAGCAGCGTAGATGCGCTGCGCGTCTCAGTATCACGGCTTGAAGCCGTGGACGTTAACCCGTCCAGAACTGACAGCCGGACTGAGCCGGGCAGCGCCACGGCGTTCAAGTCGAGCAAGGTGGATGATCGGCGCCTGACACGCGAAGCCTTGACAGTGCGCAATATGGAGCGCCTCGACCCGGTCGCGGCTCTTCAGCAGGCGAATACCAGCCTTGCGTTTGGATCGAAACGCCCCCCGGAAAAATCAATAACGGTCTTGCGCGAAGAGTCGACCAAAAGCGCGGAGCGGTTGACCAGGACGCTTGAACCCGTGCCGGTCCTGGGAGAAGACACATGGCTGCTGGCCAAAACCGGCGTGTTGGACACCGTCAATACTTGGGCCGGCGATTCACCGGTCGCCGCTGAATCGCTCAAGACTGCTGAAACGGTGATGTCGTCGGTCGTTTCACCGGTGGTTTCCGAATTTTTTTCGGGCGTGGGCGAGACGATTAAAGAGCGGGTGACGGGCAATTTGGTGGATATGACGCTGGGCAAGTTGCCCGGGGTTGGCACGTTGTTCAAGGACGGCGGTTACGATAAAGAAAAGGACAAGGGTCAAGGTTGCTGCTGCCCTGACGAGTCGCAGAGCGGCTCCACGCGCCCCAGCATTATTCTGCCGCCGGGCTACGAGCGTGAGCGTGGGCAAAGCACTTCCGGTAAAGCCCCCGGCAAGGGCTCGGGTAAAAAAGGCGGCAGGCTCGGTAATTGGCTGCGTGATGCATCCGATCGATTGGGTAAGGCGATGTTGCCCACGCCGCCTGCGTTGCACGCTGCGCAGGCGCCCCATTTGCCTCAAGCCTCGACTTCGCGGTTGGCCGGCACCATGACCCGGCTGGAGTCGGTCGGTGCCCGTCGTCTCGGCCCGATGCGGTATGTGGACACCGCTATGGATGTGGTTGAGGGCGTGCGCAACGGTGACGCCAAAGCCGTCGGCGCCGGGCTCAGTGCCGCCGGTGGCGCCTGGGCCGGGGCCTCTGCCGGTGCGGCCATCGGCACCATGATTTTTCCCGGTGTCGGTACAGCGGTCGGTGGTGCAATCGGTGGTTTGTTGGGCAGTGAGGCTGGCAGTTGGCTCGGTGACAAGCTGCTCGGTTCAAGCGACCGCCTGCCCGCGCCCGCCGACGTCAGCAAGCGCCTGGACAATGCCCAGGCCGACAACCGTCAAGTCACGTTCGCCCCGCAGATCACCATCAATGCAACGGAGCAGGCCAGCTATCAACAGCTGGCGGAGTTGGTGGTGCAACAGATCGAAGCGCAATTTTCGCCGCTGTCGATGGGCGACCTGCTGGGGTCGCGACGTGATTCGGCACTGACCGATATTGGAGGGGTGTGATGCGGCAACAGATGGCATTGGGCACGTTTATTTTCGGGCTGTCTCGTGGATTCGCCTACGACACCCTGGACCGCGCCAGCACAGGTGGATGGGTCGGCCTGCCGATTATTGCCGGCAAACCCAAGTCCAGCCAGGTCGGCCAAGAGCTTGAAACGCTGACCTTCGGCGGTAAGGCCGCACGGGCAACCGGCATGGCACGCCTGGATGAGCTGCGTGCGTTGCAAGCCCTGCGTGCGCCATTGCCGCTGGTCGATGGCGTAGGCCTCAGCTGGGGGCTGTGGACGATCAAATCGGTGAGCGAAAAACAATCCAATGTGATCGACGATGGCACCGCCATGGTTGTCAATTGGTCGCTGGTATTGGAGGAGTTCGTCAATGCGTAGGGTGCGAAGTATTGCTGGTGATTCGGTGAACCTGTTGCTGTACCGCGAGCTTGGCCGCTGTGACGATGCCGCCGAGGAAGTGCTGTGGCGGTTGAACCCAGGGTTGGCCGAGCAGGGCGCAGTACTGCCGGCAGGTGTCAGTGTGATTGTGCCGGAACTGGACAGGCAGCCCATTGCGAAGCAGCCCGTTTCGGCCTGGGACTAAGGAGCGACCATGACACTTGGATATACGCCAGTGGTGGAAATCTACGGGGCCAATGCCGCGCTGCTCAACGAACGCCTGTTGGAGTGGGAGCATAGTGATACGGCCGGTCTTGTCTCAGACCATCTCAAGTTAACCCTCGATATCGAGGGCCTTGATGGCCTGCCCGACCTGGGTGGGAAAATCGGTCTGCGCGTGGGGTATCTGGAAACCGGCCTGGTGGACAAGGGGACGTTCAAGATCACCAAGCGCACACCGTCACTGTTTCCCATGCGCCTGGCATTGGAGGCCACGGCGGCACCGTTTGACATGGACGGGTTCAAGCAACGTCGCACCGCCAGTCACGGGCCGATCACCCTGGGCGCGCTGTTCCGTCAATTGACGGCGCGCTACGGTTATTCACCACGGGTGGCGCCTGACCTCGAAGGCAAGCAGATTCCGCACATTGACCAGACCAACGAAAGTGACATGGCGTTGCTGACACGCTTGGCCAGACGTTTTGATGCCGTGGCCAAGCCGGTCGATGAGTTTTATGTGCTGGGCCGAAAAGGCCAGCTCACGTCGTTGTCGGGCAAGACCCTGCCGGATGTGCGGCTGTCGCTGACGCGTGACAATCGCCCGGGTGAGCGTGCTTTTATCAGCGCCAAGATGTCCGAGGGCAGTCGCGCTAAATATGACGGCGCACAAGCGTCCTGGTGGGATGCGGCGGCCGGTAAGAAAAACGTGGTGCAGGTGGGTATCGAGCCGTTTAAAGAGGTTACGCAGCGTTACCAGAACGAAGCCGAAGCCCGTTCCGCTGCTGAAGGCGAGATGCGCCGTGTGAGACGTGAAGGGCTGAAGATCGAGGTGATTTGCCCTGGAAACCCCGCATTCGCCGCTGAAGGCTTGTTGCTGCTGGATGAGTCATGGCCAGGCTTCATGCAGGGGCGTTGGTCGATCAATACCGTGACGGCCAGTGGCAAGCGCAAAGACAGCTATCGCTGCACGATCAGCGCGAGCGGTTTGTCCCCCGCGGAATAAACCGCGCCATTGACACCCCTCATGCTTCGTTTGAGGTTTCTGATGTGGAGACAATATGGTCCTGTCTGAGCAGCAACTCGTAACTATCCTACCGAACTCCCGCATCAAGGCGGGAGTTTTCATTACTGCGCTGAACTGCGCCATGCTCCACCGTCAAATCAACACGCCACAACGCATCGCCGCCTTCATCGCCCAAGTCGGCCACGAGTCCGGGCAACTGCGCTACGTGCGCGAATTGGGCAGCGATCAATACCTGAGCAAGTACGACACTGGCATCCTGGCGGCGCGCCTGGGCAATACTCCTGAAGCGGACGGCGACGGCCAGAAGTACCGGGGCCGGGGGCTGATCCAGGTGACGGGGCGCCGTAACTACCAGGCCTGCAGCCAGGCATTGTTTGGTGATGATCGTTTATTGCGAGAGCCGATGTTGCTGGAGCAGCCCCAGTGGGCTGCTGAATCCGCCGCCTGGTTCTGGCAAAGCAATGGCTTGAATGAACTCGCTGACAAGGACCAGTTCACCACCATCACACGGCGCATCAACGGCGGGCTCAATGGCCTGGAGGATCGTTTGCAGCTGTGGGCGCGGGCGAAGGCGGTGTTATGCGTTTCTTAGTTGCGATTGGCGTATGCGTGCTGGTGGCCGTTGTCTGGCAGGTGCAGGCGTGGCGGTACGGGGCACAGATTGAACGCTTGTCGGCCGCACAGACCCAGAAAGCCCTGCATCTACAGCAGGCCGAACAAGACAGACGGCTGGCCCTTGAGCAACAGCTCAGTGCCATCGACCAACAACATGCCCGGGAGTTGAGCGATGCCCAACGTACTCAAGCCGCTTTGCGTGACCGCCTGGCTACTGCTGATGTGCGGCTGTCAGTCCTTCTCGACGCTTCCAGTGGCTGCCCAATGCCGGCCGCCACCGCCGCCGGCAGCGTGGTTCATGCAGCCCCGCGAGCCCGACTTGACCCAGCGCATGCTCAGCGAATTATCCGCATCACCGACGACGGCGACAGCGCCCTGATTGCCTTGCGTGCCTGCCAGGCGTATGTGCGAGCCGTCGCCCGTTAGTGTCTTGAGACAGTCCGTCACTTGCGTGTGAGATTGTCTCCTGTAGGGTAGGCGAACCCCCGCCCACGACTGGAGACGACCGTGAAGGAAATCACTCAACTGGCTGCCGAACTGGGCCGCCGCCTGCAGGTGCTCAACGCCCATGTCACCACGGCCGAGTCCTGCACCGGCGGCGGTATCGCGGAGGCCATCACGCGAATTCCGGGCAGCTCAGCCTGGTTCGAGGCGGGCTATGTCACCTATTCCAATCGGCAGAAGACCCGGCAATTGAATGTGCCGGAGACATTGTTTGCAAAAGTCGGGGCGGTCAGCCAGGAAGTGGTGGAAGCAATGGTCCGTGGCGCCCAGGAAAAAAGCCTGGCGCGGTTTGCTGTCGCCGTCAGTGGTGTGGCAGGGCCGGACGGTGGTTCGCCAGACAAACCGGTCGGCACCGTATGGCTGGCGTTTGGCGTGGGCGAAGAGATCACGGCCGAGCTTGAGCACTTCACCGGCAACCGCGATGAGGTTCGCCGACAAACGGTAAAGGCCGCGCTAGAGGGCTTGTTGCGACGAGCTGCAGCAGAAATAGAAAATCAGGGGTAGGC